CTGAAGCGCTTTTAGTTTTACGCGCGCGGTTTTGATGATTTTGGGCGCAAGAAACATCGCGCAAATTAGCGATAGCGTTATTGTGTGGGTTGTGGTCTATGTGGTCTATTTGATCGTTTGGCCAGTAGCCGTATGTATACAGCCAAGCTAATCTGTGTAACTTATGTATTTTGTTATCTATGCTGCATTGCAAATATTTGTTGCGCTGCCCCGCGCCAACTATATCACCTACGTTGCAACTTTTATGTTTTACTTTTCTAGTAAACACGCCCGTGTCTGGGTCATAAGTCAGCAACTCTTTGAGCCTGCTTTGGGTTAATATCTTGGTAGTCATCGCCGTCCTTTTCACGGTTGTTGATAAGAGGCCGGTTATCGTTAGCGCGATAATCGGCTTCGTCAATTATAAGCCCTTCTGCAACTCTTGTCTGTGCCTGCTCTAAAGCAGTGATGATACTGATCTGTTGCGTCACATCGACCTGGACTTGTTGCTTGGCGACCCAATCGTGTTTGTGCTTTAGGAACTCTAGCGCCATCTTAGCGTCGCCAGCAAGTGCGGCGTTACGCATGATTGTAGACATCTCAACTTCGGAGTCAGCGCTACAAGATTCGAGGTGTGAATTTCGGTAGTAAGAGCAAAAACCCGATGATGTATGGCAACAAACGGGCTGAAATGTGGGGAGAAATGCGTAATTGGTTGAAAACTGCGTCGATTCCTAGTGACAGGATACTAAAAACTGATTTAATATCGCCTATAATGAAGCCGGATTCTAAAGGTACGATCTTTTTGGAGTCTAAGAAGGATATGCGTGCCCGCGGTCTAGCCTCACCGGATGCGGCAGATGCGATCTGTGTGACTTTTGCATTTCCTGTGGCGCATAGAGAGACGAGTACCATAGTCAGGGCAAGAAGTTACTCACAAAGTGGCATGGCCACCTCATGGATGGGTTCGTGATATGCCTTTAGTTAAATCACCCACTAAAGAAGCCTTCCGTAAGAACGTGAAGGCTGAAGTCAAAGCCGGAAAGCCCGTCAAACAAGCCGTTGCAATCGCTTACTCTGTGAAAAGAAATGCTAAAACCAATAAATGACAATATCGTAGTCAAACCAGACCCCTTCGTTCAGTCTGGGCTAATTATCATGCCTGAAGAAGAGATGCGCACGGGCGTCGTGGTGGCTGTCGGTCCAGGCAAGAAAGGCTCAAACCGACCGCTAATGGTATCGGTGGGGGATCACATCATGTATAGTGGCACTATTGACCAAACCTTTGACGGTATGCTCATTATGAAGGACAAGGACGTTCTGGGGACAGTATGAAAGAAAAAGACATCATCTCGGTTGCCAAAAGCCGCTTTACAATGGCCGTATCGGCGTATTCTGAGAGCCGAGAGGATGAGTTAGATGACTTGCGATTCTACGCTGGAAGTCCAGATAATTCGTGGCAGTGGCCAGCCGACGTGCTTGCCACCCGTGGCTCCGTCCAAGGTCAAACCATCAACGCCCGCCCCTGTCTTACCATCAACAAACTCCCCCAGCACGTCAGACAAGTTACCAACGATCAACGCCAAAATCGACCAAGTGGGAAGGTAATTCCTGTGGACGACAAAGCTGACGTTGAAGTAGCTGAGATCTTTGACGGGTTGGTTCGCCACATTGAGTACATCTCTGATGCGGATGTGGCGTATGACACGGCGTGTGAGAACCAAGTCTCCTATGGCGAGGGCTATATCCGTCTGCTGACTGAGTACTGCGACGATAACTCCTTTAACCAAGACATTAAGATTGGTCGCATTCGTAACAGCTTCAGCGTCTACATGGATCCCACCATCCAAGACCCTTGTGGGTCGGATGCGCAGTGGTGTTTTATTACTGAAGACCTGACCAAAGAAGAGTACGAGCGTCAGTTCCCTGATGCGCAGCCTATATCTTCGATGATGGCGCAAGGTGTGGGGGACGCCTCTATCTCGCAGTGGGTAAGCGAGAATACGGTCAGGATTGCTGAATACTTCTATATTGAGCATGAGAAGGCAACACTGAACCTGTATTACGGTAATGTGAGTGCTATGAAAGGCTCGGTTGAAGATCAAGAAATGGTCATGCGTGGCATGAAGCCAATTCGCACCAGAACAGTTGACATTAAAAAGGTCAAATGGTGCAAGATTAATGGTTTTGAGGTGCTTGAGTCCCAAGATTGGGCGGGTTCCTCTATTCCTGTGGTCAGAGTGGTCGGTAACGAGTTTGAGGTTGATGGTCGCATTTATGTCTCTGGTATCGTGCGTAACGCTAAAGATGCGCAACGCATGTATAACTACTGGACAAGCCAAGAGGCTGAGATGTTAGCCCTAGCCCCCAAAGCCCCGTTTATTGGCTATGGTGGTCAGTTTGAAGGCTACGAGCAGCAATGGAAAACAGCCAACACCACCAACTGGCCGTATTTGGAAGTCAACCCCGATGTGACCGACGGTGCGGGTGGTGTACTGCCCCTGCCACAACGTGCGCCCCCACCACTGCCCCAGACAGGCTTAATTCAAGCCAAAATGGGCGCAAGCGACGATATTAAGGGCACCACAGGGCAATATGACTCTAGCCTCGGTCAGACCTCTAACGAGCGTTCTGGTAAGGCTATTTTGGCACGAGAGCGTCAGGCAGATGTCGGCACATACCACTATGTGGATAACTTGGCGCGTGCTGTGCGCTATATCACCCGTCAGATCGTGGACTTGGTGCCTAAGATTTATGATACCGAGCGTATTGCTCGAATCATTGGCATTGATGGCGAGACAGACATCATTAAGGTCAACCCTAATCAGCCAATGCCGGTCAATAAGATTGTGGATCAGCAAGGCATTGTGCTTGAGAAGATTTATAACTTGGGTGTGGGCAAGTACGATGTGTGCGTGACCACCGGTCCAAGCTACATGACTAAGCGTCAGGAAGCTCTGGAAGCGATGGCGCAGCTCTTGCAGGGCAATCCACAGTTGTGGGCGGTTGCGGGCGACCTGTTCATTAAGAACATGGATTGGCCTGGTGCGCAGGAGATGTCCAAGCGCTTTGCTAAGACCATTGATCCTAAGATCATGGAAGGTGGCGATGACTCGCCTGAGATGCAAGCTGCTAAGATGCAGATGGAAGCGATGAATCAGGAAATGCAGCAGATGATGCAGATGCTTCAGAATGTGTCTAAGTCTGTTGAGGTTCAGGAGCAGCAACGTGCGGATTATGAGGCTCAGATCAAGGCGTTTGATGCCGAGACTAAGCGTATCTCTGCCGTGCAAGCTGGCATGACCTTTGAGCAGATTCAGGACATTGTGAGCGGCACCATTGCTGCTGCCTTGGATACTGGTGATCTAATTGGTGGTGCTCCACAGCGTCAAGAGTTCCAGATGCCTCCCCCTGAGATGCCCCCTCCTGACCAAATGATGCCGCCCCCTGAAATGATGGAGCCACAACAATGAAAGCCTGTGATTTTGTAGGTATGCTGTTTCTTGCACGGGATGTGACCCATTCCGTACATTTGAATACTCGCAGTTATTCTAAGCACAAAGCCTTGCAAAAGTTTTATGAGAATATCATTGACCGTGCAGATGACTTTGCTGAAGCCTATCAGGGCAGAAGTGGCTTGATGGGTCCAATCTCTCTGAGTTCTGCTAAAAAAACTACAAATGTAGTTGAGTTTTTAGAAGGTCAGTTAGAAGACATTGAAGCTAATCGCTATAAAATCTGCGACAAAGACGATTCCACAATGCAGCAATTGGTGGATAATATCATTGAGTTGTATTTGACAACTCTCTACCGACTTAAATTTTTGGCGTAAGGACTTGATATGACCGTTAACTTATCGCCCTTAGCTGGCGCAGGACAACAATTTTTAGATGACAGCGGAAACGTATTAACGGGTGGAAAACTTTATTCTTACGCTGCTGGCACAACTACGCCTCAAACCACATACACAATCGCTTCGGGCGCAACTGCGCATAGCAATCCAATTATCCTTAACGCTGCTGGAAGGGTTGCAACTGGTGAAATTTGGTTAACTTCAGGGATAAACTATAAATTTGTTTTATATACATCAACAGATGTATTAATTGCTTCTTGGGACAATATTACAGGCATTAACGGTACAGGCATTGCAACCAATGCAACTAATGTAGAGTATGACCCACCGTTTATCGGAGCCGTTACCAGTGGGTACACTGTATCAGATAAATTAGAACAAACAGTTTCGGTTAAAGACTTTGGTGCAGTAGGCGATGGAGTGACGGATGATTACGCAGCAATCATGGCTGCGATTAACTCTTTTACCACCGGAACTGGTTTTTATGTGTCTGGCCCTGCCATCTATTTCCCGCCAGGCACTTACTATTGTTCCCAGACAATTGAACTAAAAAAGTCTGTAAGACTTTATGGAGACCATTCAGGGATGCAATCTACCTCAATGGCAACACTTCTTTTTCCGCCTGGGGTAACAGGAATTATTGTTCAGCGTTATAACACTATAGGAAATGGGACTGAAAGTCCTCCAACAACTGCTGGCGATGCTTCAACTATTGAAAGATTACAAATTCGTGGGCAGTTTGGAACAGCAGATAGTACTGGAGGACATGGAATTTGGTTAAGAGCTAGAGCTGCATTAAGACAACTTACTGTTTCTAATTTTACTGGCAATGGTGTTCATATAGTAGCAAGCGCGACAGGTGCGCCAAGCGTATTAGGCAATGCAAACTTATTTGTGCTGGATACTTTGACTTTACTACGCAATGGTGGCTGGGGTGCATTTATTGATGGAGCAGACGTTAATGCAGGGGTAGCAAATGCAGTCAACGTAGCTTCTAACGGTCTAGGTGGTTTGTACGATGGTTCTTTTTTGGGAAATACTCACATAGCCCACCACGCTTCAGCCAATGGCGCTGCAAGTTCTGGATACAATACAACGCTAGGCAAAACATCTTTAGTCTCTTTTGGTGGCAATAGGTACTACGGTGCTAACAACGCAACAGAAGCTAGTTTAGTTGCAACCACTCCTGGCACAGATGACGCTGTGTGGACTTCAAGCGGGGCGGGGGGTGTTGGCCCAACACATCTTTTGTGGGTTGCTGGTCAACCTGAAGGAACTTATTTTTCTTCAGCTCAATATAAAACTGATAGTGCAAACGCAAGAAATGTATTTATTGGATGCTACTCTGAGGGTGGATATTCGCCATCTTTTTTTGTTAGACCAACACTAACTCTTGGAGGCTCAATTGACGCTATAGGTGGCGCTTATTTAACGTCATCTTTACAATCTACTGTTATGCCAGGAATATTTCAGCCAGAAACTATTAGTCTTGGGTATCTCGCACCATCTCGCAGTTCTGGAAACTTTATATCTTTTCCGGATACTTCGGCTAGTAATTTTAGTTGGACTTTAGAAAAAATAGTTGGAAGGGTTGGTTGGTCATGGGCAAATCTTGGAACGCCAGGCTTTGTAAGTTTTTATGATAGGACTGCCACTATTGCTAATGGCTACGCAAGAGACTTAAGCACAGCCAATGGTGCTTTAGGAATTGGAACGCACTATTTTGGCGGTAGCACACAAATGAAATTGCGTGGTCTTGCTAGTGCCATTCCTACAACAGGCACTTATTTGCAGGGCGATATTCTTTATGATTTAACGCCTACAGCGGGTGGTTCTATTGGATGGGTTTGCACTACCGCAGGGACACCTGGCACATGGAAAACTTTTGGCGCAATTAGCGCATAAGGAAAAAATTATGGCACTTGCAAAAACAGTTTCAACAGTTTATGGTTTTCAAGCGATTAACGCTTACCACCGTGTTGAAGGTCTAAGCCTTGAAAGCAAAACAGCAATGAGTTTTCATGTTCGTAGTTATGCAGAAAAAGACAAACCGTTTTTTGAAGAAAGTGTTTTGTCCTGTGTATATACGCTTGGTGAAAAAAACCCTTTTGAACAAGCATATGAGCATCTTAAAACATTGCCAGAATTTGCTGACGCAACAGACTGTTAATCTTAGTATCGCTTTAAGGTTCTTAGCATGATAATCCCAACTATTGTTAGTGATTTACAAATTACCAATCCTAATGGCTCTATGTCAATTGACTTTACGGCTACTTACGAAGGATATGAGTTAAAAGACGCAATTGTTGGGACACCTGAATACATTAATTCTCTTTCTGTGGAAGAAATTAAAACGATTAAAGTTGATCGTTTTAACGCCTGGTACGCAATTATTAATCAAACGGCGGAGGAATAATCATGGCTGATCGCTATTGGGTAAATGGTGCGGGTACATGGGATGCGACCACAACCACAAACTGGGCTACCACTTCTGGCGGTGCTGGCGGTGCTTCTGCGCCTACGTCCGTTGACAATGTAATCTTTGATTCGCTGTCTAACGCAACCGCATATGCAGTCACCGTAGGCACGAACGCTGTCTGCAATGACTTAACGATTGCTGGCCCACTTACAGGGAATGTCACATTTTCTTTGCCTTCCACAGCAAGATTAGACCCATATGGCTCGATGACTTTGCCAGCAACTGGGCTTACTTGGACTCCAGTTTCTGGTGCGCTTGTAACTTTTAGGGCAACTACCACAGGTAAAACAGTCACAACTAATGGCGTCAATCTTGGTGCGACAAATTTAACATTTGACGGTGTTGGTGGCGTGTGGACTTTAGGTAGTGCTTTAGCTATAAATTCTAGTAGCGGAGTTATACGAGTTTTAAACGGCACATTTGATACTGGCTCAAATTATTCTGTTACTAGTGCAAGACTAGATTCAATAGGAACAGAAACAAGAGCAGTAAATTTAAATGGCTCTACATTTACAGCTGGGTCTAATACCGCAATAAATATTACCACTACCGGATTAACATTAAATACTGGAACATCAACCTATGTTTGTTCTGGCGCATCCCCAACATTTGCTGGTAATGGGCTAACTTTCTACAACGTATCATTTACATCTGCCGCAGCTGGTACATCGACAATAACTGGTGCAAATACATTTAATAATTTAAGCCAGACGAGCCGAAGTGCTACTGGAGTAAGAGTTATTTCTTTAGGCGCAGATCAGACTGTATCTGGAACTTTGACATTAGGTGCAGCAAATACAGCAATTCGTAGAGTGCAAGTTCAGTCAAACACCATTGGATCGCAACGTACTATTACGCTTAATGGATCGCTCGCCACTTTAGCTGATGTTGACTTTAGGGATATTGTTGCCGCTGGGTCTGTAGCAACTCCTTGGACAGGCACTCGTCTTGGCAATGGATTAAACAATAGCAACATTACTTTCACCGCAGCTAAAGATGTGTATTGGAACTTAGCTGCTGGTGGTAACTGGTCGGCTACAGGCTGGGCATTATCTTCTGGTGGTGGAGTCGATGTTAATAATTTCCCACTTGGTCAAGACAAAGTAATTATTGAGAATACAGGTCTCAATACCAGCGCAACAATTACGATTGACCAACCATGGTGGATTGGTGAATTAGATTTGTCTACCCGCAGCAATGCTATGACGCTTGCAAACGGAACTCAGACACCTAGAATATATAAAAACGTCACGCTATCTTCTGCTGTCACAATGACAGGCACAGGTGTATGGAGCTTTGTTGGTCAAGGCACTACGCAGATTCTAGATGTTAATACCGCTACGTTTACACCACCTATTACTATAGATTCCCCGAGTGGGACGCTACAAGTGGCAGAAAATACAACTTGCTCTGCTACTGTTACATTGACCCAAGGAACGCTTAAAATAAAAGACGGGGCTACATTTACTGTCGGCACGTTTGCAACTTCAGGTACTACCCAAAAGTTTTTACAATCTACGCTTGCAGGGACACAGGCTACGCTCAGTCAAGCGTCAGGCACAGTTAACGCCTCATACCTAACCATTCAAGACATTAACGCTACGGGCGGAGCTACTTGGAACGCATTGACCACTAACAATAATGTGGACGGTGGCAATAATGACGGTTGGGATTTTGGTATCGTTCCCATTACTTTTGCCGAACTAAATGGGTTTAAACTTAGATCCTTTACACAACCTAGGAGATTTTAAATGACCATGAACCTTAAAGCCGTAACAACGTGTTTCGGTTACCAACAAATTACTGTAGATAGCGCTAAAAGTTTGACTGTTCCAACTACAACCCCAGAGGGTTTAAACGCAAAGCCTGTTTTTGCGCTAATTGTTGCTGAAGGCGCAGCCGTCCGTTGGCGCGATGATAATACAGCTCCAACCGCATCTGTTGGTATGCCTCTTGCAGTAGGCGTCCCCTTGCAGTACGATGGTGACTTAAATAAAATACGTTTTATACAACAATCTGCAACAGGCATCATTAACGTATCTTATTACAGTTAAATTGAATTAAATCGTACTGGTGCGTTCATCAGGGTTTCTTAGGAAACAACAAAATGTCAGAAGAAGTAAGCCAAGCGGAAGTGCCCGCGCCGGAACTGGAAGCTACGGTAGCCCCAGTATCTGAAGTACAAACGCCGGAAGTAGACCAAGACCAGCAACCAGCCAAGACCTTTAGTCAGGAAGAACTGGATGCAGCCATTGGAAAACGGCTCGCAAGAGAGCAACGTAAGTGGGAAAGAGAGCAGGCTCAACGAGCGCAACCACCTGTGCAGCCAGCTACTCCCGTAGCGCCAGAACAGTTTGAATCGACCGATGCGTATGTAGAAGCACTAGCAGCGCAGAAAGCCGAGCAACTTTTGGCACAACGAGAGCAGCAAAAGCAAAGGACGGAACTCCTAGAGTCGTATCACGACAGAGAGGAAAAGGCACGGGAGAAGTATGACGACTTCGAGCAAGTCGCCTATAACCCAAACCTTCCAATTACTGATGTGATGGCTCAGTCGATTCAAGCATCTGATATTGGTCCCGAAGTGGCTTACCACTTAGGCGCTAATCCGAAAGAAGCTGAACGCATCGCCCGCCTATCGCCAATCTTGCAGGCTAAGGAAATTGGTAAATTGGAAGCTAAATTAGCCTCTGACCCGCCAGTTAAGAAAACATCTAACGCGCCAACGCCTATTAGTCCTCTCACTGCCAGAAGCTCGGGTTCGCCCGCATACGATACAACTGACCCACGCTCTATCAAAACGATGAGCACCTCAGATTGGATCGAAGCTGAAAGAATGCGTCAGGTTAAAAAGCAGGAAGCGCTACGCAACCGCTAACTTACTTTTAGGAAATTATCATGGCTAATAGCCTTCTTACCATTGACATGATCACACGAAAGTCTCTTGAAATCCTTGAGAACAATCTTGTGCTCACACGCAACGTAAACCGCCAGTACGACGACTCCTTCGCTGTTGAAGGCGCCAAGATTGGCTCGACCCTCCGTATCCGCCTGCCCGATCGTGCGCTGGTAACTGACGGTGCTGCCCTGCAAGTTCAGGCTGACAACGAACAGTTCACAACGCTGACTGTGTCTAGCCAAAAGCATATCGGCGTGAACTTTACGTCTGCCGAACTTACAATGCAATTGGATGACTTCGCAGAGCGTGTCTTGAAGCCTCGCGTTTCGCAGTTGGCATCTTCGGTTGACGCCGACGTTGCGACTTCGTACAAAGGCATCTACAACACAGTCGGCTCACCAGGCACTACGCCTGCGACTTCCTTGGTTCTGTTGCAAGCTAACCAAAAGCTCAACGAATTTGCCACCCCAATGGATCAGCGCTACGCAACGGTTAACCCCGCTGCCAACGCCGGTCTGGTTGAGGGCATGAAAGGTCTGTTTAACCCAACCGGCACTATCAGCCGCCAGTTCAAGAACGGCATGATGGGTGAAGGCATTTTGGGTCTGGACGAGATCAATATGTCTCAGTCAATCAGCAACCACACGAACGGCGATTGGGGCACTGCCATCACTGTGACGTCCACCGTCGCAACTGAAGGTCAGTCAACATTGCCAATCAGCTTTACTGGTTCGAGCAAGACATGGAACGTGGGCGACGTATTCACCATCGCTGGTGTGTTCGCTGTTAACCCACAGACACGTCAATCAACAGGTAGCCTCCAACAGTTCACAGTGACTGCTGCGGCAACCGGTTCTTCGACAGCTACGCTGAACATCAGCCCAGCGCTGTACACGGCTGGAAACGCCTTGGCTACTGTGCTTTCATTCCCACAGGCTTCTGCTGTTGTGACGATGGTTGGTTCGGCTAACACCGGCTACCCACAAAACCTGATCTACCACAAAGATGCCATTAGCTTTGCTACGGCTGACTTGTTGTTGCCACAGGGCGTGGATATGGCAAGCCGCCAAGTCCACAACGGTATTTCGTTGCGTATCGTGCGTCAGTACGACATCAACAACGACCGTCTCCCTTGCCGTATTGACGTGCTGTATGGCTTTAACGCCATCCGTCCCGTCACTGCCGTCCGTCTCTGGGGCTAAATCAGTGGGGGCTTCGGCCCCCATTCGTAACTTATTTAAAGGAAATTTATCATGGCACTTTCTAATGGCACAGGCGGTTATCAAGTTGGCGCAGGCGCAACTGACGAAGCAATTATGTTCGTTCAGGGCGCGCCTACTGCATTGGCTGCCGCAGCAACCGCAACGGCTGCACAACTCCAAAATGGTCTGTTTACTTTTGACGGCACCGCTGGCAACCTTACATTGCCAACAGTTGCTGATTTAGAAGCAGGTATGCCTAGCGCACAAAAAGTCAATTCTGCATTTGACTTCTTTGTTGTCAATACCGACGCAGCCGACGCCGTCACTTTGGCTGTTGGCACTGGTTGGTCTATTGTTGGTGTGGCGGCTGTAGCTGCTGTAACTTCAGCTCATTTCCGCGCCCGCAAGACCGGCGACGGTTCGTGGACTGCATATCGCATTAGCTAAATTAAAGAGGGCGCTCCGGCGCCTTCTTTTAACAAGGAAATATTATGCCTAATACAAAACCTATTGGCGTAGCTTTTGCAGATCCAGAGCTTGTTGCTGGCACTACAATTGCAGGCGCTGTTATTACTGGTTCTACAGTTAGTGGTACGTTTACTTCGACTGCAACAACTGATGCTGTTGTGGCTAACGCTACTGCTGGTTTGTACTTTTTGAGTACTGCTATCACAGCCAACTCAACTACCACGGCAGCCCCAAAAGGGTCAATTGGTACGACTTCAAATGCAACTGGTGCAGGAAAGATGTTTATTTCTGATGGCACTAAGTGGCAATTTGCTGCTATTACTTAATAGGGCGGGGGCTATAAACCCCCGTTTCAACTTATGATTATTTATCTACAACACCCCCAGCACGGTCAAAAGGTCGCCACTTCCGATATGGAAGCCGAATATGATGAAACAAATGGCTGGGTGCGGTACAATCCCGATACGCCTGAAGTTGAAGTAGCGGAGCCAGTTAATACGCTAAAACGTCGTCGTAAAACTACGGAGTAAACATGGCCACAACAGCCAATGACCAGATCAACGGCGCTTTGCGCTTACTCGGCGTGTTGGCTGAAGGTGAAACTCCGTCAGCAGCGACATCGCAAGACGCCCTTGTTGCGCTGAATCAAATGATCGACAGTTGGAATACTGAGCGTTTAGCTGTATTCTCGACCCAAGACCAAGTGTTTAGCTGGCCTCCAGGCTTCTACGAACGCACACTGGGACCCACAGGTAACTTTGTGGGCAACCGCCCGATCTTGGTCGAAGACTCCACATACTTTAAAGACCCTGCGTCTGGTATCTCCTACGGTCTTAAACTGATCAATCAGCAGCAATACAACGGTATTGCGGTTAAGACCGTGACCTCGACCTACCCGCAGGTCATGTGGGTCAACATGACTTACCCAGACATTACAATGACGATCTATCCAGTGCCTACCAAGGTGCTGGAGTTCCACATTGTGTCGGTGGAAGAGCTAACAAACCCTGCTAACTTATCAACAAACCTAGCGTTCCCCCCAGGCTATCTGCGGGCGTTTCGCTACTGCTTGGCGTGTGAGTTAGCCCCTGAGTTTGGTGTTGAGCCATCGCCCACAGTCATGCGGGTTGCAATGACCTCTAAGCGTAACTTGAAGCGCATCAACAACCCAGATGACATTATGTCAATTCCTTATTCGATTGTTGGCACTCGTCAGCGCTTTAACATCTTTGCGGGTAATTTCTAGGATTAATTATGGCAAACGTAACCATACCCCAATTACCAGCAGCCACCACTTCGGCTGGAACTGACCTATTGCCTGTAGAGCAAAGCGGCGTTACTAAACAAATGAGCAATGCAATTTTGTTTACTAATGCTACGTTAACTACACCTATTCTTGGAACACCCCAATCAGGAACATTAACAAGCTGTACGGGTCTACCCGTATCTACAGGCATTAGTGGTCTTGGCACAGGCGTAGCTACATTTTTAACTACACCGTCATCAGCTAATTTAGCAACCGCTGTAACTGGCGAAACCGGCTCAGGTGCATTAGTTTTTGCAACTAGCCCGACTTTGGTAACACCTGTGTTGGGTGTGGCTACGGCTACTTCAGTTGCAACTGGACCTATATTTGGGACAATTCAATCTTTATCAGGTCCTGGTGCTGTAAATATTACCACTTTGACTACTGCGTTTACTTCTACAGGTACAGGCGATGCACTGACGCTTGCAGATGGCGCACAAGGCCAACTCAAGACAATTATCTACGTTGCAGAAGCTGCTGGTGGTGATACTGGTGTTTTGACGCCAACCAACCTTGGCAGCGCAACTACTATTACGTTTAATGACGTTGGTGACTCGGTGATTCTCCAGTTTGCTGGTACTGATTGGTGGGTTGTTGGATTCCGTGGTGCTGTGGTTGCTTAACGTATGAAAACACCAATCTTAGGATCGGCGTATGTAGCCCGCAGCGTTAATGCGGCGGATAACCGCATGGTTAACCTGTTCCCAGAAGTCATCCCAGAGGGTGGCAAAGAGCCAGCGTTTCTGAACCGTGCGCCTGGGCTAAAGTTCTTAGCCACAATAGGCAACGGCCCCGTGCGTGGGCTGTGGGTTCTAAAGGCTGACCCAACACGCGCTTTTGTCGTGTCGGGCAATCAATTCTTTGAGATCAATAGCAGCTACACCGCAACTCTGCGTGGTACCGTAGGTGGTACGGGTCCAGTGTCAATGGTCGATAACGGCACTCAGATTTTTATTGCCACAAACCCTAATGGCTATATCTTTAACACGTCTACAAACGTGTTTGCTCAGATTACTGACCCAGACTTCCCTGGTGCTGTGACGGTAGCGTACCTTGATGGCTACTTTATCTTTAACCCGCCTAACTCGCAAAGGTTTTATTTAACCGCGCTGTTAGATGGCACCTCGGTTGATCCGCTAGACTTTGCAAGTGCTGAAGGCTCGTCTGACGGGCTTGTCGCACTCATTGTCGATCACCGCGAACTGTGGCTCTTTGGTACAGATTCAATTGAGGTCTGGTATGACGCGGGTCTGTCTGACTTCCCCTTTGTACGCATTCAGGGCGCGTTTAACGAGCTAGGATGCGCTGCCCCATACTCTGTTGCCAAGTTGGACAACGGGCTGTTCTGGCTCGGTTCTGACGCCCGTGGTAAGGGTATCGTATACCGTGCTGAGGGCTATACCGGAAAGCGCATGAGTACCCACGCTGTTGAATGGCAGATCCAGCAGTACGGCGACATCTCGGATGCCATTGGCTACACCTATCAGCAAGACGGTCACGCTTTCTACGTCCTGATCTTCCCAAGCGCAAATGCAACTTGGGTGTTTGATGTGGCGACTCAAGCGTGGCATGAGCGCGCAGGATTTGAAAACGGTGATTTTACCCGCCATCGTTCCAACTGCCAAATGGCGTACAACAATGAAGTCATAGTAGGTGACTACCAGAACGGTAACATCTACTCTTTTGATCTGGATGTGTACGCTGACAATGGTCAAATCCAGAAGTGGCTACGCTCATGGCGCGCGCTGCCTACGGGTCAGAATAACCTGAAACGCACAACACAGCACTCAATGCAGTTAGATTGCGAGTCGGGTGTAGGTTTAAATGGTATTGATCAAACTGAAGGTGTTAAGTGGTTTTTTTACACTTCTAGTGGAGATCAACTTGTAACCACTAGCGGTGATTTGCTAATGTTTTCGCCGCCCTTTGTACAGGGCGCTAATCCACAAGCTATGCTGCGCTGGTCAGATGATGGTGGTCACACATACTCTAACGAGCATTGGAAGTCTCTTGGCAGAATCGGCGTATTCCAACGTCGTGTGATCTGGCGCAGGCTCGGCATGACTGTGAAGTTGCGGGATCGGGTGTACGAGGTGTCAGGTACTGATCCGGTCAAGATTGCTATTGTCGGCGCTGAACTAATACTGAGTCCTACAAATGCCTGATATTACCCAAATCATGCCCCCGAGGGTGCCGCTTGTAGATCAGCGCACGGGGCTAATTTCGCGGGAATGGTATCGGTTCTTTTTTAATCAATTTGAGAAAGTAGGTAGCAGCGCTGCGTCTTTAGAAGATTTGCAACTTGGACCAGTTGAAACAGACTCTTTTGCTTTTGAAATAGCCAAAAACATTACGCAGTTTGCCATTGAACCGGCACAAGATGGCGTTGTTGATCAGATTGCAGAGATGCAAAAGCAGATCCAAGCGGCAGAACTTAGTTCTGAGGGCGCTCTCATGGCGCTACAGGCGCAGTTAGCCAACTTATTTGCCGACGTGCAAGGGTTAGCGCTATCGCCTCCTGTGACGCCTCAGTTAAAACGGGCACGGTACGGGTCGTTTTACGACACCACCACGCAGACAGGTACGACCATTAACACGGCTAAAGCCATTACGTTTAACACGACTGATCTTAGCAACGGGGTGTACCTTGGTACGCCGACCTCACGGGTATACGTCGATACGCCAGGAATTTACAACTACGATCTGTCGTTTCAGCTAGATAAGACTAGCGGCGGCGTAGGTAACTTTTACATTTGGTTTAGGCTTAACGGCGTGGATGTTGCCAACAGCGCTAGTTATATACAGATTCAAGGCAATAACGCTGAGATATTTTCCTCGTTAAATTACTTTTTTGATTTAAACGCAGGGGATTATGTTGAAATAATATTTTCGGTTTCGGATCTTAGTGTTGAACTTGCGGCGTTTGCTGCTGCTGCACCTGTCCCAGCCATACCCTCTATCATTCTGACCGTTGCAAATAATATCGAAGGAGCATCAACATGACCGTAACCGTAAAGGTACTTGTACCGGCAAAGATTGCTGAAAACGCCCAGACAACGCAATATACCGCAACTGGTGTAACTGCGCTGATTGACAAGTTTACCGCAACCAACTATAGCGGTTCGGCTGCCACCATCAGTGTGAACTTGGTAACTGCGGCGGGATCAGCCGGTAACGACAACTTGATTGTCAAGACCAAGACCTTGCAGCCATCCGAGACGTATACGTTTCCTGAGTTGGTAGGGGCAGCGATTATGCCCAGTGGGTTCATCTCGACCTTGGCAGGAACGGCTTCTGCGGTTAACATTCGTGTGTCGGGTCGAGAGATTACATAATGAGTCATTTAGAGTCTTTGCGCAGCGCATTTGAGACTACGCTACAACTGCCTGCTGTAGCGGGTGAGTGGCTGTTGATGCTGTACGAGACAATTCAATTGCTAGATGATTGCGCTGATGGCGATAAGATTCAACGATCTGACTTGGATTCTGTTATTTGGGTTTCTTTGGTAGCTATGCCGTCCAATGCGTTTTATTTGGCAAACCAGAAAGAATTAGCGTCTGCTGTGGCGAATATGATTTTAAAATGGCAAGCGTCCGATAAAGTAGAACGCGCAGGCAAACATGACGAAGTGTCTTTTGTTTGGCGTGCTGGGTACTACGATGTTGTATTAACTGTTGTTCGGTTATGCCACGGAGTAGCAGTTGCGCACCAATGCGCTGCCGATGTCATGCGATTGTACGGCGAAAAATACAGCGATTATGTAAAGGAGTTTGATAATGCCTGATCCAATTAGCGGCATGGCAGCAGCTAGTGTTGTAGGTTCCGTTGTTAGCGCCGGCGCTGCGGGAAAAGCTGCGGACACACAAGCTGACGCAACAGAACGCGCTGCTCAACTGCAAAACGAACAGTTTTTAAGAAGCATTGAACTGCAAGAACCGTTTCGCCAAGCGGGATTGCAAGGTCAAAATAGACTGCTGACTTATCTTGGTATTGGCGGTACACCGCAATACGACGACACCGCGTATAACAGAGCGCTTGCTGACTATAACGCAAGTCTTTCTAGACTTGATCCGTCGCAGTTTACAACGGGCGGTGGTGGTGGTGGCTATTACACTAGTGGCAGCGGCGAGTCTGATCAAATCCCAGTTTACCAAGAAGGAACTGGCGGCACGTTTGACCAAGCGGGTTACGACACAGCGCGGGCGGGGATTGTTGCCCCTGATCGTGAGAAGTTTAGACTTACTAGTGGTGATGTTAATGACCCTAACTTTGGTAAATACGCAACGGCTGAGTACACGCCTGAGATGTTTGCCAAGGGTATAGACCCAGGCTATCAGTTCCGCCTTAAAGAAGGTATGCAAGGTCTTGAGCGCAGCGCTGCCGCCCGTGGTGGTTTGCTATCCGGTGGTACGCTCAAAGGCATCCAGCGCTACGGTCAAGACATGGCGTCGCAAGAATATCAAAACGCTTTTAATCGTTACCAAGCCGAGCGCACAGGCACACTAAACCCATACCAATCATTAGCGGGTGTCGGTCAATCTACGGCTAACACGCTTGGTACTATGGGTATGAACTACGCTAACCAAGTAGGCGAGTTATATCAAGGCGGCGCTAACGCAAGGGCTTCTGGTTATGTTGGTGGTGCTAATGCGCTTAATCAAGGCATCAGTGGCGTATCTAATATGTATTTCCAAAATCAATTGCTTAATCGCTTGCCGGTTAGCTCTGGATCAACAGCCGGTGGCTGGACTTCAGCGTAAGGATAAGATATGCCAATTAACCCAAACATTGCATTAGGCATTCAACCTGTTCAGCAGCCTAATCTTCTTGGCCAGATGGGTCAGATTATGGCCATCCGCGCTGCGCAACAAGAAATGGAAGGCAGTCAAGAAGCAAGAAATTATTTTGCCAAACCGGCTTCTGAACGTGGTGATCCATCAAGATTGCTTGGCACAAAGCAAGGGCAAGCAGCGTATAAAGCACTTAACGAAGGACAAGTTAAACAACTTGAAGCTGAACAAAAAAGAATTAATTTAATCGGTGCTGGTGCAGGCGCAGTGTTGGAAAACCCAACAATGGAAACTTTTACCTCAGTAGTTTCAAACTTGGTTGATAGAGGAATATACACGCCTCAACAACGCGATCAAGCGTTTGCAGCTATTGGGAACGACCCGTCAAAAATTAAAGCATTTGTAACACCAATATTTAATCAAGCAATTTCTGCTGAAAAACGGCTGGCTGATATTACATCGCGCGCTAATGCTGCTACGGCTGCTGGCCCTGGTCATCGTCAAGCTTCGGTTGCCGAGCAACGCTTAAGGATGGAACAAGACGAAATTGATCAAATAAATAAAATAATACAGCAAGGGCGTGTGGAAACACCCTCTAGCGCAGTAACACCCCCCGTGGTTAGCGTTGGAGGCGGTGGCGCACCAATGCCAACAGCACCTGTTACTGGCGCGGTAACACCTGTTACAGGCGCGGTGGCGCAACCCAATGTGTTGGCAACACAAGTGACGCCGCCTCCAGCACCTCCAGCGCCGTCTGTTAATGCGCTAGACTCAAATGCGCAAGGACAACAAATTATTAAACAAATTAGCCAACTTATCCGCACTGGTCCAAAAGGAAGACAAGTAGCAGATTCTTTGATTAAAGAATACAACTTATTAAACCCAGCAGGAAAAATTGAGCCAGACGCAAACGGAGTGTTACAAATCATAAACGAACGCGCAGGCACTTCTAGGCCTGTTATTGGACCTGATGGCAAACCAGTAATTGCTAAGTCCCCATTTGAATCTGCGTACAGTAAAGGTGTTGGCGAAGAAGCAGCCAAGTCTGACGTAGCAATAGTTAACAGCGCGCAAGCTGCCGTTGCAAAACTACAAGACATTAACCAGACGCTTACGCAACTTAACAAGTCGGACGCCATTACTGGTTTTGGTGCTGATTTACTTAAAGACGTTGAAAGGTTTAGAGCGCAATTTACTAAAGATACTAAAGCCGGCAAGCGGGTTGCAGATACAGAAGTTCTTAACGCTATGCTTGGTTCCGAAGTGTTTGGTATGATCCAATCATTAGGTATCGGCGCAAAAGGTTTAGATACGCCTGCTGAACGCGAATACTTGCGCGAAGTGATGACAGGTACTATCCGAATGGATAAGGCTGCACTTATTAAATTGACAGAAATTCGTAAGAACGTTACGGAACGCGCAATTGACGAGTACAACAAAAAATTAGACCGTGGCGAACTTGATAGGTATTTTTCGACGCGCGGCATAAAGCCCCAAAAAATTGAAAAGCCCTCCGCACCCGCTGCCGTTTCTGGAAAAGTAGATACAATAGAAAGTTTAAAAGAAGCTGGACTTTGGCAGTTCATGTCGCCTGAGGATCAAAAATTATGGCAGAAATGACCATTGAGCAACAACGCGCTATAGCAATCGCGCGCGCTCGTCGAAAAGCTGAAGAAGAAGCATTGCCTGGCGCAAGATCTGAAACGCCCGAGTGGGGCGTTGAAAACCCAACAGCATTTAAAATTGCTTCTGGTGCTAGAGAGATGCTTGGTCCAACGTTTGAAGCCTTGGGCACAGCGGGGGGCGCCGTGTTAGGTTCAGCTTTAGGTCCTGTTGGTACAGTAGGCGGCGCAGGGCTTGGCTATGGGATGACACAAGAAGTATTGCGTGGTGCGGATGTTTTGCTAGGCCGCGCAAAGCCACGAACAGGCATGGAAACTGTAACTGAGCCCGTTGGCAACGTAGCGTTTGGCGCCGTCACAGAAGCGGCTGCGCCTAAAGTTATGTCTTTGTTATCTAAAGGCGCTGGGCGTGTCGTTGACTTTGTCAAAGGCAATCGTCCTGAAATTAAAGCGGCGAATATGCTGCGTCAATCGTTAGAATCCGGCACACGTTCAGGCGTTGAGCCTGTTCAAAACGTGTTGCGCAATGCGCCAGAAGGCATGACTGCTGCGCAAGCAACAACAGGCCTTAAAGCACCTTTGTGGCAATCATTAAACGCTAGTGTGGCGCGCCAACGTGGTGCGGTCGATGATTACGCAAACGTAATAGCCAATCAAGCGACTAATGATATTGATGATATAGCTAAGTTTGCTGGCGGCGAAACTGCTACGGAAGTGCGTCAAGCGGTAACAGGCGCAAAAGGTGCGTTAGGCGCAACAACTGAGCCAACTAAAAAAGCAGCACTTACCGCCGCTTCTGATGTTAGCGAAACTATGGTTGGGCTAAAAGGTGAGGCTGCAACAGCGCGAGAAGCAGCCGAAATAAAAACTGCGGATGCACGGCGCATGGCATCCGCCGCTGAAAAAGCCGCTGCCCGTGCTAACAAAACATTCCCTGTTGAAGGTCAACCCCGTGTGTCTGGAAAGTATAGTTATTGGGGCACTGAAGCGGCTGAAACCGCTGAAAAGCAATTGTCTGACGCCGCAAGCGGTTCACTTAAATTTGGCGACGCTGCCAGGCTACGCGAAGCAGCGCTTGAGAGTTTGCAAAATGCTGGTCTTGTTCCGCTTGAAGGAAAACCTTTAGCAGATCAAATTCGTGCGCTAACAAAAGACCCTGCGTTTGCCGGTAACCGCGAACGTGCAATTGCGCTTAATCGTGTTGCTAAAGAAATTGAACAGTGGACTTCTTCTAATGGTGTCGTGGATGCTCATGCCCTTGACGCTATCCGCAAGAACGTAGTTAATTCTATTTTTGCAAACAGCCCGTTAGACCCTAAAGCTAAAGCTAAAGCTGTTGCGCAAACAATGAATGAGATTCGTCCTGCAATTATTGACGCAATCGAGTCGGCTGGTGGTACCGGCTATAAAGACTACTTACAGACATACCAAAAAGGTATTCAATCTGTTAATCAAAAGCAGCTAATGGGCGCTGCGCTTGATATGTACAAAAACAAACCTGATGAATTCATTAAACTTGTTGATGGCGACATCCCAAAGTCTGTTGAAAAAATTATGGGGTTTGGCAATTTTAACATTGCAGATGAACTTTCTCCTGAAGCAATGACTACTTTGCGCAGCGCAGCGCAAACGTTGAAAAACGCCAAAGAAATGACTTCGCAATCGTCCATGGCGCAAGATGCGTTGCGTGAATTGCTTGCAGAAAACGTGTCGCTTATGCGCTTGCCATCTTTAATCAGTGCAAAGTTTGCCGCAACAAACGTAGCAATTGGTATACTAGAAAAAAAGATCGGCAAAGATGTTATGAAAGCACTTGTTGACGGTTTAAAAACCGGAAAAGGCGCTGCTGAATTGTTAGATACGCTTCCTACTAGCGAAAAGAATCGTGTGCTTAAACTTTTGTCTGACCCAAGAAATTACGGCATACCCGCTGGCGGTTTAGCTACAGGTGCAGCAAGTGCAACCGGCGCGGATGAGTATATTAGCGGTTTAGGGAAAGACCCTGTTGGTACTCTTACGGGCGCTAACAAACTCGCACCCCCAACGCTCTATCAAAACCGCAACTCTCTGAGGCCGTAGAATGGACTTTCAATTTATGATCAACCTTGGTGGCGCCACAGCAATTGGCGTGGGTGGCTGGTTTGCCCGTCAGTTGTGGGACTCGGTTAAAGAACTCAAGAACGACGTTGCGTCTATCCGCCTTCACATGAGCGAGAACTACGTCAAGAAGTCCGAGGTCGATGGCTTTCGTGCCGACATGGACAAGCGCTTTGACCGCATTGAAGTGCTGCTAGACAAGCTGTACGAGAAACTTGACGGCAAGGTAGACAAGTGATCGACCGCTGGAAGAACAGGCGCAGGATGGCTTGGTTATCCATGTTGGCTGGTTTGTTGTTTCCTTTGCTGATACTAGCCTCAGAATCCCCCACGCTTGGTGATATAGCATTGCCCTTCTACGGGTTCATCAGCGCAGTCCTTGCGTCCTACTTTGGCTTTGCTACATACGATGATGTCAACGGAAAATAAAGACACGCTCATGGGCGTACTTAGCTATATAAACAGTCCGTTTAAGCTGTTTGTAGTTGTTCTTTTAGGCATACTTGGCTTTATAGGTTATTTTGTCTACACCCACCAAGGCGTGATGGTTGGTGCATACCTTAAGAGCAAAGAGTTACCGAAGCTAGATGAAAGCCGCTTTGATCTGGCGGCTTCCATGTTATTTCGGGAAACCAAGGCAGAAATTGTTAGTATCTTTTCAGTTGATCCAATCCTAAACAAGAGAGTGCTTGTCAGGGCTTACGCCAAAGACGGCGGCAGACACAAGCTGTTGGAAGGCACAAACGTAGGATTGTTCTCCGGCAACCACGCAAACAATTCTGATGTCATCCGTCTGATGGGCGGCGAAGTGCCTTGTGGTGAATACTTGCGCCCACAGTCTGAAGCAGGACTTTGGTATATACACCAAGGCGTTCGATATACCTGTAGAGTATCCATACCTCCCGACATAAATAGTTTTATCGGGCAGATCACGGTTGGTTGGGCGGGGGAGCCTGATCTTGAGTATGCGCGTTCCATCATGGAAGTTGTCGCCCGTGGGCTGGTGTTGCAGAAATGATTCTCTACGCCAAGATTGCTGCAATTGCCATAGCCCTAGCGCTGTCTTACTGGGCAGGCTATGACCGTATGCGCGACAAGCACCTATTGTTCGTTGCTGAGGTCAAGGCGGCAGGCGAAGCACAAGAGGCTGCAAACAAAAGCGCTGTTGAGATAGCGGAAGTCATAACTGAAGGGGTTAAAGATGAGTATGAGACTAGGATTGCTGCTCTGCGCCGCCAGTATGCTGGTCGGGTGCAGCAGTGTGGTACCAGTAGCGGTCAAGTGTCCACCGTTTCCAAGTCCTCCCCCAGCGTTGCTGGAACCGCCGACGACCCTGCCATTGTTGGGCTTTGTGCTGAAGAGACAGCTAAGTTAGTTGCATTACAAAAGTGGGTCAAACTTAACATGGAGCGTTCTAAATGATTAGCAATTGGAAGCAAGCGTTTGAGCAGATGTTGGCAAGCGAAGGTGGATTCACAGATGATGAGCGTGATAATGGCAACAAACTACCAGACGGTCGCAAGGGTAGCACCATGCTAGGTGTTACCCAATTTAACTGGGAAAACCACATTGGTCATCAAGTCACGCATGAGCAGATGCGCAAACTCACGCCTGCTGATGTTGAACCCTTGTACAAGAAAAAATACTGGGACGCAGTGCGCGCCGACGAGCTACCAAGCGGGATTGATTATCTAGTCTTTGACATGGGCGTAAACGCCGGTCCTGGACGCGCCATCAAGCTGCTGCAGTCTGCCGTAGGCGTTCCTGCTGATGGTGGGCTTGGCCCGATCTCCATGAAAGCAGTCTTGGCGGCTGACCCTGTTGAGTTGATTGACAGTTTTAGTGCAGAGAAAGAAGCCTTTTACCGCAGTCTTAAAGATTTTCAAGTCTACGGCACAGGCTGGCTTAATCGTGTGGCTGCGGTCAAGGTTAAAGCCAATTCAATGCTAGCGTAACCCAGGCACCCAGCCGAACTTGCGCCATGTCTTTTGGACGTCGGTGGCAGCGGCTGGGACGTAGACGAATGTTGGGTCGTCAACCAATGGGCATGGCAGCTTCTTCATGCAGCGGTCGTTTACCTCACACAAATTAATGTGTTCGCAAACGCATATTTCATTTTGATTCGTGGTGTACATAGCGTAGTTTCCCTGAGATGGCAATTAGTTCGGGTTGTTCTTTCTTGGCTCTTTCTGCCGCTAACTTAAGCGCCGGTGGCATTTTGTAAGCGCCCTGTTCAAACGGCTGTATTTTTTTGTCTTCTTTCAATTTCTTTGTTGACATACCATACCGCCTTTTTTAAGTCTTCAATTGCGTCGTGTTTAAGATCAGCACGCCAAATATATTTGATAGCATTGCCCAGGCAAAAATTCATATGCTCGGTAATCTGGATACATTCCACGCCAGACGGGTGTGCTGTGTAGTGTGGCGGATGGTTGACTGTATCAATTTTCATAGGGTGTGCATAGCCTCCTTGTTTGTGTAATATCTCTACATACTCTGCTACGGTTCGCTCATCACTCATGGCGTTCTTGCCTCCTTTAGTAATTCAATCCGTTCGCGCATCACGCGCAGGGTGTTGCCCCGCTGATGCAGACGCAGGATCATAGACGCCCTGCGTGGACCGCTAAGTTCTTCCGCCAGTAGAGCAAACACCTCGTCTTCCGACAAGCTGCTCAAGCGGCTATTTAGATTTCGCCAAGTGGTTTTCAATTTTTTGCTCCAAGTCATGTATGGTTTTACTGGTGTTTCTAAGCGCGCGCACGACAGCTCTGGCGTGACGTCCATGTAGCTTATGTTCTGCCTTCGCAGCCTTTAGTTTAGCTTTCCATAACTCTAATCTTTTCATGCTATCTCCGTAAATAACCATGCCGCCGCAACGTCTGGGTGTGGTTGAAACCGTTTCATAAACTCAAGATGATCATGCTGGCTAACAGACCGATCCCAAGAGTGGATTGTGGAGCGCCAACCGTTGTTGGCCACAATAGGTGCGTAGGGGTCATATGCGTTGCGCTTACTCAATTCTTTGCGTCTTTCGTTTTGTGACTTCTTTTTACTTACAAGCTCAACAGACTCCCCCTCACCCAACTTGTACGCTTTAGTGCGAACACCATGCTTGCCTTTGCGCCACTCGCATACATGAATCTCCCCCATCGCCTCCAGTAGTCGTAGGTGCTTAGATACGGCTTTAGTCTCTGACCTTAACTCTGCTGCAATCTCTGCCGCAGTCAGGTCTTTAATTGCGAGGATGTCAAGAATCTGTTCTTGTTTAGGGGTGATCATGTGTTGCGCTCCTTGAGTGCGGCTTCGATGGCTCTGGCCTTTTCAATATTATTTAAAAACGGGTCAAAAGCATCAATAATCTCCTCATCAGTCAGCCCGACCCATATACGTTCACGCTCATCTTGGCGCACTAACTCGGCAAAGCGATGCAGGGGATCTTTGCAATTCTCATTCATCACTTGTTGGAATATTTCTTCAGTGTTCATGCCTTCTCTCCCTTCAAACAACGATCATATAACTCGCATCGCTCTGGACTGATGCACTCACACTTGGTTGGCTTGAGCGCCGCGTTCCAACCCGCACACCATGCCTTGTATGCAAAGCCCTGCGACTTGGTGCCTTCTAAGCTGTCGTACCACAGGCTAAACAGAATATCCTTGTTCATTTCAACGCCTCCATAGCGATGTCAGACACGGCGCGTTTGTCATGCAACGCACCCCAAATTTTCTCGTCAACCGTCTTGTTGGTGAGCATTACATAGACCCAGACGTCGTGCTGCTGCCCTGATCGATGCAGTCGTCCGACAGTCTGCTCGAACAACTCAAGACTCCAAGGCAGTGACAGAAAGACCATCCGGCAACCGCCGTGTTGCAAGTTAAGACCGTGGCCTGCTGACTTGGGGTGGACAAGAAGCAACTCCACCTCTCCCTTATTCCAGCGCTCAATGGCGCGGTCGTCGTCCAAAGTAACGGCGTGTTTGTATCGGCGCTTGAGTTCTGCAAGTTCTTCTTTGTAGTTGTAGGCGATGATGGTGTTGGCACGTTGGTTCTCCTGAAGTAAATCATCTAGCGCATCGAACTTATGCTTGCTAAACCAGATGGGCGTTTGTGTGACCGCAAACTTACCTGGTGTCTCACTTGCCACGCTTGTCGTGTCGTAAACAAAGCCAGACGCCATTTGTTGCAGCTTGCCTGTGACGACGGCTGCGTTAATCGCCGCGATCTGACTCTCGCCAAACTGCACCACAAAGTCTTTCTTCATGGTGTTGTACTCAGTCATCACCATGTCGCAGCGCATCTCGACCATGTGACAAGGCGGCAGCTTATCTGCGTACTCACCAGGCTCTAGCACATACGTTGCAGGCTTGATCACGTCCATCACGCGCTTGAGTGATCCTGGGCGCGGCATCCACTCGCCGTACTCAGGGTTCATCAGCACAAAGTACTGTTGCATGAACGCACCCTTGCTGCGCCCTAATAGTTTTTGGTCAACAATCTTACATTGCCCGAACACGTCTTCTAGGCCGTTAGAGGTAAACGATCCGGTCAAGCCCCAGCGCACACCCATCTTATCAATCACTTTATTGAGCGCTTTAAAGCGCGCGCCTGATGGGTTCTTGAGCCGTGTCAGTTCGTCAAACACAATGGCGTCAAAGTTTAGCTCTTGCTCAGACAGCCATTGCAAGTTGTCGTAGTTGGTGACCACGATGTCGCTGTGTGATCTGAGCGCAGACAGACGTTCTGCCGGTGTGCCAACAGCTACACGCATATACAGACTAGGCGCCCACTTCAACACTTCTACTGGCCACACATCCGTACACACGCGCTTAGGCGCTAACACTAAGAAGCGGCGCACGATCTTATCGTTAAGCGCGTTTTTCATAGCGGTCAAGGTGATCGCAGTCTTTCCTGCGCCCACGGGTGCCAAAATCATCGCACGATCACTCTCGTACAAGAAGTTGGCTGCGTCATTCTGATAGGGTCTTAGTTCCATTGTGTTGCCATCGCTTGCGCGATCCCCGTGTATGTTTCGCTGCGGATTTTCCAACGGTCTTCGCTTGGTGGCAAACGGTTCTGCCCGCTATCGGTTTGGTTTGCCCAACGCTTTTTACCGTTCACAATACGCGGCTCAACGATGTCAGTAGGCGTGAGCAGAGGTAAATTTTTTAACCACAAACAAGTGCGCTTGCTTGCGTCATGCCCGAACTGCCACGGGTTGATGATCTGATCTGGCTTGCGGATGCGGCTAGAGATTACGCTGATCGGGTTCTCAACCGCGATGCGTGGGATGGGTGCAGCCATCAAGCGCATCACAAAATCTAGTGCGTCTTCGGTCAGTTGTGGGTCACGCAAGCCCCGCGCTGTCCAGTGCATACCAGACACAGACAGGTAGGTGCAGGGAGGATGCGCGATCATCATGTCCCAACCGTTGTTGATGATGTCAAACACATCGCCTTGATAGTGCGGTCCTGGTGCATCAGTGGGCAGCAAATCACAAGACATAGCGTCGTGTCCTTTGGCGATGAATGCGTCGCGTACTGTACCGCTATACTCACAGGCTATTAATATATGCATCGATTTGCTCCTTGCTCCATAGTGTCGTGTACTGTTGATTAAGTCTTTTCATTTCTTCGGCGAACAACTTTTGCAACGGTGAAAGCCTCCCACCCTTGGTTTTCAACTCCACGAATATCGTCCTGCCGTCTGGCAGACACGCTATCCTGTCCGACACGCCTTTGTGTGCGGGTGATGTGAACTTGTAGCTTTTGCCACCTATTCGCTCTATAGCCCATATGAAATAAGCCTCGATCTCTTTTTCTTTCATGTGACGAAATATAACATGAAAAAAGTATTTGACAACATTTAATTTTATGTGATCTAATGAAAGTTCTAAACAGGAGACTACAGTATGAAAAACGAACCTGCATTTCCTTGTGAATGGGCAAAAGTCCACCACACACCTGGCATGACATTGCGTGATTACTTTGCGGCAAAGGCTATGACCTCCACGCTTACGGGGGGTAATACAGCGGCAAAGGAGTCAATAGAAAATATGGCTACTCATGCGTATAGACTTGCAGACGCAATGATGGAGGTTCGCAATGCTACATAGTTCAATAGTCGGTGGTTCAACAGCAAAGCGGGTCATCAGTTGCCCAGCATCAGTCAAGCTAGTGGCTAAGATGCCACCTAAGCCATCAAGTGTTCACGCAGACCGTGGCACACTACTGCATGATGCTATCGCGCTTATCCTTGAAGGCAAGCCAGACGTAGTCGGCATGAAGTACAACGACATCACGCTTACACAGGAGTTATACGATGAAAAGATTGTCCCTGCGTTGGCGTTTCTGGATGAACTCGACGCTTCCACAACTATGGAATACGCCGTTGAATCCCGTGTGGGCTTTGGTGATCTATTACCTGGGGTGTTTGGCTCTGCTGATCTGCTCGGTCGTGTCGGTCGCCGCGCTATTGTTCTTGATTGGAAGTTTGGTGATGGTGTGGCAGTTAATGCTGTAGAAAACGAGCAGGGTATGTTCTACGCAGCCGCTGCGATGCGCACGTTAGAAACAGAATGGGTGTTTGATGGCGCAGATGAAATAGAGATTGTGATTGTGCAGCCGCCTGTTATACGCCGTTGGTTGACAACACCCGAACGCATTAAAGCGTTTGAGCGCGAGTTGGTTGCAGCCGTTAAGCAGTCACAGAAAGATGACGCACCGTTTAAGACTGGCGATCATTGCCGTTGGTGCGCAGCCAAGCCCGTGTGTCCACAGATGACAGGCGAAGTCGATCGCTTTGTTAAGACATCCTTACAAACAATTGACGCAACACAGATCGGTCACTACTTGCAGCAAGCTGACCAGATAGAAGAGTTTATTAAGTCGGTGCGTGAGATGGCTTTCACCATGCTTGAGAACGATGTCAAGGTGCCTGGATACAAGTTGGTGGCCAAGCGCGGTACGCGTCAGTGGGTCGATGAAAAGAAAGCCGAAGAATTATTAGGTGACAATGCATACGAAAAGAAGTTAATATCTGTCGCTCAAGCTGAGAAGCTAATCGGCAAAAAGAATTTCCCGCAGGAACTGGCTGTATCGGTTTCTACGGGCAATACGCTGGCAAACGAGGATGATCCTCGCCCAGCAATCCTGAACATTGGTAAGCAACTTACTAATGCTCTTTCTAAACTTTAAAGGAACAGTAATGTCTAATATCGCAACTTTTAAATCCGCTAATCTCCCCGCAGTTACATCGTTGTCGCAATCGCTTCGCGCGCTTGAGCAAGATGTGGGCGCTGTCGGTTCCGTCATCATCAAGATGGATAAGACAGGTCATTGGGTATTCGGTGCAGATCAGACCGAAGTCGAAGATGACGCTAAATGGGCAGTCAATCCTTTCTCGTTCGTCCACGGCTATATTGCGTGGGGCGAAGGTGAAGTTTTGGGTGAGAAGATGGTGTCGGTATCAGAGCCGCTGCCTGCTCTTGATGTTGCGCCCCCAAACGCTAAACGCGGATGGGAAACCCAAGTCGGTATGTCGCTTAAGTGCATCAGCGGCGAAGACGAGGGAATGGAAGCTCGTTACACCGTCACAAGCGTTGGTGGTAAGCGCGCAGTTCAAGCCTTGGCAGTCGCCATCGCTAACCAAGTTGATGCAGATCAGAGTAAGCCTGTTCCAGTTGTTAAACTGAAAAAGGAACACTATCAGCATAAGTCCTATGGCCGTATCTACACACCGATTTTTGAAATCGTTGAGTGGGTAGGCATGGATGGTGAAGCTAAGGCTACTGAGGAAGAGTATGCTGAAGCGTCGCAGCCTGCACGTCGCCGTCGCGTAGCGTCGGCCTAAGTAAGGTCAGGGGCGGTCTAGGCCGCCCCGCCTACAGGACAAAATAATGAGAACACTTGTGTGGTTTTCTTGTGGCGCAGCAAGCGCCGTGGCAGCTAAGATGGCTGTCGATAAATACCCAGATTGTGAAGTGTTGTATTGCGATACGCTTGCATATGAACACCCAGACAATATGCGGTTCCTAAACGATGTCGCTAAATGGATTGGCAAAGAAATTAAATTATTAAAGTCAGCTAAGTACACAGACATTTTTGATGTGTTTGACAAGACTGGCTGGTTGATCGGTGTAGGGGGCGCGCGCTGCACGACTGAGTTAAAGAAGAATGTGCGCAAACAATACGAGCGCCCTGATGACCTGCATATCTTTGGTCTGACTAAAGATGAGGCCAAGCGCATTGAACGCTTTGAAGACCAGAACTCAGACACTAAAGTTGAGTGGATTCTGGAGAACACTACTAAAAAAGATTGTTACCGTATTGTCCAAGAGGCAGGCATTGAATTGCCTGAGATGTACAAACTTGGCTACAACAATAACAACTGCATTGGTTGCGTCAAAGGTCAGGCAGGCTACTGGAATAAAATCCGTGTAGATTTTCCTGATGCGTTTGATCGCATGGCAAAGCAAGAGCGCAAGATGGGTGTAGCGATCAACAAGTCCTATGCGGGCGATGGTAAGCGCAAGCGTATATTCTTGGATGAACTAAACCCCAACTATGGGCGTAACGTGCCGCTGCCAGACATCGAATGCGGCGCGATCTGCATTGCCCCAGAAGAAAAGTTTGAAACGGTGTCGCGCTATGATTCTTTGGCTTGATTTTGAGACGCGCAGCCGCTGCGACCTAAAGAAGCACGGCGTTTACAACTACGCCCAAGACGGTACGACTGAAGTGCTCTGTATGTCCTACGCCTTTGATGACGAGGACGTGCAAACTTGGACGTCTGGCGCGATACCTGAGCGCATCCTTAACCATACTGGCGAGATCCGTGCGCACAACGCAGCCTTTGAGCGGCTAATTTTTTGGTATGTATTACAGATTGATTTTAAGCTAGAGCAGTTCTATTGCACCGCAGCACAAGCGCGCGCCAATTGTGCGCCTGGGAGTTTAGAGGACGTAGGACGCTTTGCAGGCGCAAGCATGAAGAAAGACCACAGAGGCGCGCAACTGATCCGTCTGTTGTCGATACCGCGCGCCGATGGTACATTTAACGAGTCCCTCGACTTGATGTCCGAGATGGTGGCCTATTGTGAGCAAGATGTTAGAGCTATGCGGGCGATCAGTCTTGGCCTGCGTGAGCTTTCAAAAAATGAACTTGACGATTACCATGTCAACGAACGCATCAACGATCGTGGCGTCTTGGTAGATGTGCCGTTGTGCGATGCAGCAATCAAATACGCGGCTGCTGAATTGGACGAGATACAACAAATTGTTGTTGAAGTCACTAAAGGCGCGATTAAGTCTGTGCGCTCACCCAAGATGCGTGAGTGGGTCATGGCGCGTGTGACGCCAGAGCAACTAAAACTTATGGAGGTGGAAGATGGAAAATATTCGATCGACAAAACTGTACGCGCTAACTTACTCGCCTGCGAAGACCTTGCGCCCGACGTCGCCGAGGTTATCCAGTGCGCCGATGACCTCTGGGCGAGTTCGGTTGCGAAGTTCAGCCGCCTTAAAGACTTGGCAGATGCAGAGGATGGCCGCGTCAGAGGCGCGTTTGTGTTCGCAGGGGGTAGCGCCACAGGTCGCGCGTCTTCTTTCGGGGCACAAGTCCACAACTTCACTCGAAAGTGTGCGGATAGCCCCGAGGAGGTACGCACTGCAATGGTTCGGGGTCACGCCATCGTCCCCAAGTTCGGCAAGCGGGTCACAGACGTCTTAAAAGGTATGCTCAGACCCGCGCTTATGGCTGCGCCTGGGCGTGTGTTGATCGCTGCCGATTGGTCGAGCATTGAAGCGCGTATGAACCCGTGGCTTTCCAACTGCGCCTCTGGTATGGCTAAGTTAGACTTGTTTGCCAAGGGCGAGGACGTGTACAAATTTAACGCTGCCGCGACCTTTGCCGTGCGTGTTGCAGATGTAAATAAAGATCAGCGTCAGATCGGCAAAGTCCAAGAGTTGGCCTGCGGTTTTGCGGGTGGCATTGGTGCCTTTGCTGCGATGGGTCGGGCGTATGGTATACATCTACCAGAGTCAGACGCCAGACGCATGGTGGACGCTTGGCGCCGCGCTAATCCGTGGGCGGTTTCGTACTGGTCTGATCTTGAGTCAGCGTACACACGCGCCATGCGAAATAAAGGCTACGAGTTTACTGCGGGTCGAGTAACATATCTATTCGATGGATCGCATCTCTGGTATGCGCTCCCCTCAGGTCGGGCGCTATGCTACCCGTTCGCACGATTGGAAAAAGAAGGTGTGACATATGCCAAAGCCGCTTGGAAACCCGCAGCAGATGCCAAAGAGTGGCCGCGCGCTAGGCTATGGAAAGGCTTGGCTTGCGAGAACATTACCCAAGCTGCGGCGAATGATGTCCTACGCGCATCTTTGGCTAAACTTGACGATGTCGTGCTGCACGTCCATGATGAAATCGTTGTGGAGTGTGACGCGTCAGAAGCTGAAGAAGTTAAAGCGCGTATTGAACTGGTAATGTGTACGCCGCCTGAGTGGTGCGCTGATCTGCCGTTGGGGGTCGAGGCCGCCATTATGCAGAGGTACGGTAAGTAAAAAAGAAGCCCACCTGTCGGGGTGGGCTAAGACAAACCAAGGAGAATTACTTTGTCGAGTGTACAACAAAATTTTATTCAATATCTATCTGGCCTTGCTATGCAGGGTGAAACATCTCTAATTGTTCGCCAAAAACCACAATTTAAAGACGGCGCAATGCAACTCCACGCCAACGGCGCGATCAAAGCGACGTGGCCTGCTTATCTGCCTACCCAAAAAGTCAAGCCCGATTGGGCGGTGTATGGCAACACGGCGTCCTTTATTATTGATCGCTTTACTGAAGGCTACCCAAGCGCGTCAGTCAGTAACGCTGAGTACGTTATGGTGATGGTCTTGGACGATGTCGGCGACCCTGACAAAGCGCCCAACATCCCGCCTTTGCAGCCAACTTGGAAGATGGAGACATCTGCCGGATCGTTCCAATGGGGTTACACCTTCTCAGATCAGCCCACAACGGGCGAATTTACAGCGGCCATTAAAGCTATAGCAGCGGCGGGTTACACCGATCCTGGAGCGACTAATGCGGTGCGTAATTTCCGTCTGCCTGGTTCGATCAACTTAAAGCCTGGGCGCGACAATTTTGCGTCCGTCTTGACCGAGTTTGACCCCAAAATTGAGTACACATTAGAAGAAATCTGCACGGCGTTTAACGTCACGCCAGAGGCCGCAGACACCGCAACCCTTCGCGCAGTCCGGCTGATGGACGATGGTAATGATGATGTCGTGCGTTGGTTGTCGGTCAATAGTCTGATCATATCTAAACCGAATAACCAAGGTTGGATGGGCGTTGTTTGCCCTAATTTTGAACAGCATACCGATGGCAACCCAGAGGGGCGCTATCTACCCTTGACCCGCGCGTTTTGCTGTCTGCACTCGCATTGCATTGACTTTGATAGCGCGTCATTCTTAGGATGGGTAGAGGAGCAGGGTGGTCCTAAACACTCGCCTGGACTCAGAGAGGAGTTGTTGGCCTCCAGTATGACCGCTGCGCTATCCAAGTTGACACCCACCGAGGCGTTTCCAGACAGGGGTGCTGAGATCATTGCCGAGGTCGAGCGTAAAGAGGTCGGACGGGTAGAGAAGGCGGGTTGGTTTGACCGTTTTGCGTACCTCCAAGCTGATGATGCTTATTTTGATTTGCATGAACGTAACCAAATATCACGTCAATCATTTAACGCGTTGTTCCGACACATAGATTGTAAGAGCGCACATAACGCTAAACGCCGCGTTGAGGCGTCCGTATCGTTCGATGAGCTTAGACAGAAATACGGCGCGCCCGCCTTGACTGGCATTACTTTTGCAGCGGGCGATGACGTGCTAGTGTCGCGCGGCGGGTTAGTCTACGCCAACAAATGGCGCAATCTACGCCCGCCCGTTGTGCCTGGAGACGTTAACCCGTGGCTCATACACGGCGAGCGCTTGATTCCTAATGATGCCGAGCGCAATCATGTATTGGACGCTATGGCCTATAAGCTGCAAAATCCCAAGGGTAAGGTAAACCATGCAATCCTACACGCTGGGCGCAGTCGCTCAGGTAAGGACAGCTTTTGGGCGCCGTTCTTTTGGGGTATCAAGGGCGATAGTCAAGATAACGTCAAATTAATGGCCGCCGTTCAGTTGCAACAGCAATTTCACTATCAGTTAGAAACGGAAGTGCTAGTACTGAACGAATTAAAAGAGCCTGACGCACGAGAGCGCCGCGCGCTAGCGAATGCACTCAAGCCCATCATTGCCGCCCCGCCAGATATGATAAGCATCAACAGAAAGGGCTTGAAACCCTATGAGATGATTAATAGGTTGTTTGTAGTGGCGTTCAGTAACGATAAGCTGTCCATTACGCTAGATTCGGATGACGGGCGATGGTTCTGTATATGGTCGGACGCCCCCAGAATGACCGAGGAAGAAAGCGCCCGCTTATGGGCTTGGTATAACGCGGGCGGGTTGTCTGCCGTTGCGGCATGGCTATACGCGCGGGACGTTAGCAAGTTTAATCCCAAGGCAATCCCCTTTGAAACCGAGTTTAAGCGCAGCATGATCGAACAGGGTATGAGCGGCGCAGAATCCAGTATTTACCATGATTTGATCGAGCGCAAGGGTGAATTTAGCAGAGGTGTAATTTCTAGCCCATTTCAGGCACTCTGCGCCCGTATGAGTAATACTGGCGTAAAAATCCCCGTACCCGCGCTTATACACGCGCTAGCCGAGGCTAAGTGGGTTGATCTGGGCTTAGTTATGTGTCGCGAATACACGACCAAGAAACACCTATATGCCGCGCCTGAGATGGTTGCCAAATACCCCAAGTCAGAGCTGCGGCGCATGGTCGAGGAATTGCCCGCGACATCGCCGCCACTACAGATCGTGAAATAAATTAAGCCCCCGTTAGGGGGCTTTTTCTATACATCAAAAACAATAATTATGAGCACTACTATTGCACCAGTTATCAAGGGAAGCATTTCAGCGCCTCCGCAAAGATAGGATGAACATTGTCCCAATAAGTGCCTATCTGCGAAGGGAATACGGGCTTAAAGTATGCCTTCTCATCCATTGCTTTGACGTAAACATACCCGCTTTTCTTGTCGAAATCATGGACGGTATACGCCGTGTTTTTGAGGTGTACTACGTCACCGCGCTCAACTGGTTGTCCGTTTGTATACTTAAGCATGATCTACTCCTGTAATGTCGATTAAGTTTTCTTTAGTAATAGGCGTCCATTCATATATGGGCGCATCAATGGCTATTTCTTGTGCCTCCTCATCATCGCGCGCCGGAACGTCAATGTATACCCGCTGGATGTACTCGCCATAAACTCTATAAGTTTTCATTTTTAATCCTTTGCAAAGTTTGCAACAAAACCCCATTGTGGGCGCTCAATCTTTGCGGCGGCGATAGCATCTTTACAGGTGCGGTATGCGTTTGTCGACCAAGCGTAATAAAGACCGTTTGGCTTTTTAAAATAAACGTGTATTTTGCGTTTATATACTTTGAAATCAGTTTTCATTTATTAGCCTCCCTAAGTTTTTCCGCCATTGCCTGGGTTAACCCGTAGTAGTCGGGCGTGACATCAAACCGCCCGCATTCGGACGTGTAAGCGTCCGTGATTTCCATATCGTTGATGACGTAAGCATAGACTGGCGCGCCAGTCGCATCGGTTGTGAGTATCATTCTATGAACTCCGCATCGTGGTACCCCTGCGCCCGCGCCATGCCTGAGAATATGTCAGCGTGCGCGCCGTATATTTCAGGGCGATCCCAGAACCCAACACCGTGACCGTTGCGTGTGTACCAAAGATCGTGCCCTAATTGTGTAGGGTTAGGGTAAAGCGTGCGCAGATCAATTTCTAATAAATTGCAAGCGTTTTCAAAGTTGGCGCAAGCGTTATACGCCGCCGCTTCAAATTCGCGGGTAAATTCCGCGTCCGCGCCTTCTTCTTGGTCGGTGAAGTAAGCCGCCTCAATGTAAGCCGCCGCCATGTCTTGTAGATAATAGGTTCGCATTTGTAGCCCTTTAGTGTACAGATTTAATACGTTTAGTTGACCACTTGAAAAAGCCGCAATACTCAACAGCTTCAGCGTGGGTTAGAAAATACTTGGTTTGCTTAAATACGCCGTGCCCGAAATCTATTTTGTACATAGTCAGCCCCTTAAAATTGAACGTAAACAACGGTGCCCTTAGACGTTACACCCGCGACTTGCGTCGCGTCGCGCATAGCCTCGGCGACGTCATTAAGCTCCGCGCTGTCAAAATCGTAATACTGCGCGAGGGTTGCAGCGTTTTCCTCCGCCCATTCGCAGCAAAGCGCGATCATATCGAACTCGACTTGCTCGCCCGTGTCGCGTTCATAATCCTCTATATAGTCAAAAATCAACTCGAGCGCCTCATATGAGAATTGCTCGGCGCGGTCTGAGTTGCGGAAAGCATTAGCAAATGTAGTGAAGTTTAGTGTCTGAATCATTTTGGTTACCTTTAGAGAAAACAAGCGGTGATGATGCAAGCGGCGAAAAGTACAACAGCGGTAATGTCGTGAATCATGATTGAAAGCTCCATGTCATGTAAGGATTGATAGGTTCATAGATATCTGACCAATTATCAGCAATCACGCCGGATTGTTCGCCATTGTTCAGACTGTAAAGCGCTTGCTCGAATTCATCAGCAAAGCTAGCGTGTTGATCAACAAAAACATAGACGTCTTGCCCGCATATTTCTACAGTTTCTAAAGCTAACGTGAACACGGGCGCATCAGTCGCAAAGTCTTTTAGGGTAATTTTCATGATTGCATTGCCTCTACAAATTGCGCGAGTGTATCGAAGGTCATGTCGACAGTCTCAGGATCGAGCGAATCAACTACGCGCCCGTCTTCAAGTAAATAGAATTTGTAGCCGTCTTCTGTAGTGAGAGTGATCATGGTTTTAGCTCCTGGTGTGTAATGAATTGTTTTACTGATGTAAGTCATTGTACAGGAATTCTTTACAGCAACAAGCGCATTCCTCACAAATCCTCGCAGCGATTTGTCAGTCATGTAAGTCATTTTGTAGTCATGCGATGACTTACCGCGCAGCCAATGAATCCGCGGCTTGTAGAGGATGTAAGTCATATAGTCATATAAATAGTAAAAAAACAAAAATTGAATATTGAGGTATAGGAGTACGCAAAAATAGCGGTAGACAGAGCTGCGCCGTTTCAGCTGCGATTTTTTCCTGATGACTACATGACTTACATGACTTACATAATTTAGGCGGCGATGTTTAATGACTGGCGTAAAAACTAAGTATTCTTTAGGAAGAATTCTGAGCGTGTAAAGACTTTTAAAACATGACTACAATGACTACATGACTTACAAGGATTTCTTAGCCCTAAACATTCCTTAACCTGGATGCTAAGTAATACTTAACTAAATATTCTTTAGTCCAGGCATTAAGGATTGTTTAGTGTCATTCCTTTCTAAGTTTTCCTTAACCTTAAAGATTCCTTAGCCCAAGCTTGCGGCAGTGCAGCATAAAGCATTCCTTAGCCAAGGAGGGGGGGAGGTTTGCAATTGCGAATGTAGACATTTTAGATCACCTTAAGTTTATTAAGAACCTTTGCGAGGTTCAGAATTGCTGGGCGAGGATCATCCTCGTTTGCCAGCGTATTGCCCGTAGAAACCGATACAGCTAGTTCCTGCGGGAAATTCTTTTTGCCGACCAACTTCTCGGCTTGAGCGACAGATAT